TAAGTTGATCCCGTACATGATCCACAATAATGATGACAAACATGAGGAGCATTTTTTTGATCATTTTTTATAGTATCAAAAAAAGACTGCCATTCATCTGATTTAATTATATCACTTATCTTGTCCACATTCTCTACCTTAAATTTTTCTTGCACAAGTTCAGGAATTAACTTCATGTTCTCATGATCCATCCAACAACATGGCAAAAGGTATCCAGTAGCACTCCAACCAAAGAATCCCCATCTATCGAGGCACTTTGGTTTGATCATAGGGTATAGTCCCACATATATGAGCGATCTCCGTATTCATCTACTTTCCAATTATCTCCATTTGAGTCTACCTGTTCTATCTCATCATCTAATCCATCACATACAAAACCAAATGGTGCCATATCTTGTTCAATAGCATTTTTTTGTTCTTCATAGATACGTTTTCTAACATCTTGATCTGTCATCTCTTTGAAATAGTCTTGTGCTACCAACCAAGAAAATATTACAAGACACATAGCAAGGTCATCGTTACATCCTTCCTCTGCCTCAAAAGATTGTTTCTTTTGTATAAATGTTGTAAGTTCAGCTATAATATTATAATCACAAAAAATTAATTTATCCTCTTCCACTAATGTTTTTAAGTTAGAACACCCAACTTTTTTTGTGGTTGTGCTCATTTTAACACCCAATTGTGTTTTTACACCAGAGAAACCCGACCCAACTATTTGACCTGCTCTTCCACGCATGGCAACCATAAGTAAATTTTCATACTCTAGATCATAAAACAATATTGATGCAACTTGATCACCTATATCGTTCACCTCGCATAAAACATATGCATTATTATACGCTGTTGCAACCTCTTCAATAATACTTGGAAACACCATTGGTTTTATCTCATTATCCCTATAAGTTGCCACAACTTTGTAAGGAAATTCTGTAATATCAGCAACAATAAAAGCACTATAATCCTTTGATATACCCCTCGCCACATCAACCGTTACAATATAATCTCTTTTATCAAATGGTTTTTCATAAACAGACAGTTTACCATTTTGTTCTATTGGTTGTTCATACACCAATGATTTTAATTTTGCTGCATTTATCAAAGTGTCAACAGAACCTAGAAACTCACATTCAAACTCGATAGAAAATTGTTCTTTGCTTGTGTTTGCTATTGTTTGCTTCTTCCATTTTGCATCTCGACCTGGCACCTCAGACCAGTGCACTTCAGTCGCAATATACTCATTTTGTCCACGTTCAGCATCATGCCACATACGATAAAAATGATTCATACCATGTGGAGTGGATACTATAATAACCTTTGTAGATTTACCAGATGATATGGTAGGATAAACAGATGCAAAAAAGTCATCTGCAAGATGATTTTGAACAAATGCAAACTCATCAAGAAAAATAATATTGAATGACATACCTCGAACTGCTGATGCAGAAGTAGATGCTGCTATTATTTTTGACCCATTTTCCAATTCCATTGATCCCTTATTCCAAGCAATGATACCTTGCTGCATCCAAGTCGGCAGGTTTTCATACGCCAATTGTAATCTTCCAAGTAGATCTCTAGCAGTTGCTGCTTTGTTTGCGAGTATTCCGATGTTGACATTATCATTAAATATTGCGTAATGAAGTAAATATGAGACCACTGTTGTAGACTTTCCAGTTTGTCGTGGCATCTTACAAATATTGAATCTATGCTTATGAAAATTTCTTATTAATTTTTTTTGAAATTTATACATATTAAAATTAACAAGACCCTCATCTACGTTTACAATCTTTATATGTTTTTCTGTAAAATATACTGGATCTTTTTTACATTTCACAAACTCTAAAATATGTTCTTGTGTGAACTCTGTTTGTGTATTTGCTTTTTTTAGATTTGGATTACCAAGATAGATGTCACTTTTTGCCATAATTTATTTGAAACTAGATTGCCCATACCCTTGCGATAAATTGCCTAATGCTGATTTTACAACTTTTCCTGTTGCTTTTGCTGCTCTATTAATTTTTTTCTTGGATGGCATATTAATCGTATTTTTATTATCTTTTTCTCCACTTCTATATGGATTCGATTGCCTTGGTGGTTTTACGTCTGTATTTTTTGTGCCTCTGTTAGCAAGTGCAGAGCCTTTATTAGGTTCTCTTTTTGCTAATTGGTTATCTTTTACCACAGAGTAATCTCTACCTTGCTTCATATCAATGGTTCTACCAGGCGTTCTTCTATCAGAAGAACTTAGTTTACTAACCATCTCATTACAGGTGCATTTATGTTTTTCTTTTCTTGCTTTTAATTTTTTGAGAGCAACATCTAATTTTCTTTTATTCTTCATTTTTTTTATTGCCTACGATCTATTTATTTTTATCAATAAGTCCATTTGCCTTCAACATCTTTTGAAGATCAGCAGTGCTACCTACAAATAATGAGTTATTAGTAATCTTCTTTACTGACTTATCTTCGTCTAAGTCCTTCATTTTTTTCTGCAAATCAACCAATTTATCAGTGGTGTCTGCAATGTGTTTTATTAATTGACCAGCAACCTCGTATGCTCTAGGGTGTTGAGAGTCATTTGCGACATCCAATATACCCTCAACTGCTTCCTGCCCCTTCTCAATCAAATTGTAAAACTGTGTTCTGCTATATTCATAATCCTTAGTAGGATCATCATGATTTTTTTTAGATTGTTTGGGTTTAGTTGAGTCAACAATTTCTGCTTTTACAGATAATGCTTTATCAATTGCTTCAAATCCTTTATCCATTAGATGTCTGTTCCAGTGGAACTACTGCGTTGTAATCCATCGTTACCGAAGAATGATCTTGACTCACTAAATCCAAAGTCATCACCAACCTCAATAAGACTGTTGTCAGTTATATTTACCAAATTTACAACGTTATCTTTATAGTGCTCTACAATCTTAGTTCCAAACTGACCTCTGTTGACAATTAAATTTGTTCCATCAACCTCCTTCACGTACATTGTTTCGTTATTGATTTGTATAAAATTTTTAGTGGATATCCCTGCAGCATTATTAACCTTGACAAGTGTTTTCTTATCATCTAAATCAGTCGATAATTTTGTAGTCTCATCATCATTATAATCTTTGACTGCCTGAGGTGTAACAGTATATCTCTGCTCCCTTGGTGCTCTGATATTTGTGGAGTAATCTATTTGAACTTTCTTGATAATTCCACCCTCGTCCGTAGGAATTTCTTGATAAAAATATGTTTTAGCAACAAAATCTAAATCGTATTGTATAAATCTCCTAGTTGAAAAATCTCCTTCATACTCGTCTGAAAAAGAAATGTTACGTAATGTAAATGGAATATCTCTTTTCTCCTCAATACCCTCCAACATATTGACGGTAACATTGTAAGATGGTTGGAAAAATGGAAGTATTTGCTCCACAATTTGTAGAGCATCATCTTGAAGTTTTGTAGCAAAACTCAATCTAAATCCCACATCGTATGGAACAGGCAAAAACATTTTTTTGTGTTTAGTTTTTGATGTTGGAGATTTTGCAAAAAATTTAGTTATCGGTGATGCTTTTCGTGCAACGTCGTACGTGTAAGATGTTAATTCAAACGATATCCTAGGAAGAGTAATTGCAATATTATCATCAAAATTTTGTTGTTGCTCAATCCTTGCTAAAAACCTTTGCATAGGTCCATAAGCAATTGGAACCTTTACCATACTAACAGCTTTGCCATCACCAGCAAATTTTTTGATGCTTATATTATTAAACAGTGTACCAAACGCTATGACTGTTTTTCTTATAGTTTCATTATAAAAATAGTTACCTACCATTATACTTCACCAAATGGATTTCTTTCTGTAAAGTCTAGAATTGATGTATCAGAACGAACCTCAATAGTGTCTCCAGTATTGTAAGAATCGTCATCATCATAATCGATGCTATTTAGAACGTACAGTGCACTTCCAAACCCAACATTAGATATAACCTCACCAACAGAGAACTCACCAGAAAGATGTTTTGCAAGTAATGTGTTAGTGCTTGTATCCCATTTAGTAACAAAAGCAGTTGTGAGACTTGATTGACCAGTTATCATCTCTCCGTACAAGAATGTTCCACTTCCTACACTTGATGCTGCACCTATTGTTATGGCAGGCACAACAGTATATCCAAAACCAGCATTTGTAACTTGAACGCTTTCTACCTGACCAGTAGCACTAAGTTTAGTGGTTGCGGTTGCTCTAGTTCCTCCTGTGTCAGGTTCATCAAATGTGATTGTAGGTGGCACAGCATAATTATTACCAGTAAATGACATGGTGACAATACCAACCACTCCTGCGGTTCCTATACCTGCTTTTGCTGTTGCACCAGATCCTTTTCCATCTTCTGTAATAAATTGTATGGTTGGATTATCTCTACCTGCAACATACCCAGAGCCAGGATCTGTAATTTCAAAACGTAGTATCGCTAATGACCTAAAGTTTCTTGTTCCTGTGTGAGTGGTTATAGCAACAGCTTTTGCAGCAGATCCAAACTCTCCCTCAGGAGGTTCAATTAAAACTGTAGGAGCGTTTGTATATCCAGATCCACCATTCAAAACATCAATCTTAAATATACCACCAGTTGTAAGTGTTGTAAACGCTGTTGCTCTATCACCCTCATCACCTAATTTCATGGTAACATTATAACCAGCAGTCTCAAAATCATCATCAATGGCATCAATACCAGTATCAATTGTTTCGTCTGAATACTCGAATGGTTCAAGAGTTAATCTGTAAGTATAATTTTTTTGTAACTGATAAAATTCTACAAGATCATTTACATACTTAATTTCAAATATTATATCTCTCAATGGGAAGTATATAAGGTCTCCCTCATATGGTCTTTCTTGATTTTCAGGTCTTCCTGTAGGACCGAGTGTTTTGCCAGGAAATTTCCATAACAATGGTGCTATGCCATTAATATATGCTTCTTGAGATATGATAACATCCATTTGGGCAGTTGATCTTACACCAAATTTTGTAAGTAAATTGTACCCTGAATCAAATCCTTCAAATGATTCTATATAACCTTCTATAGGAAATGATCTATCAAATTTGGAATCAACAACTTCACGCATTACATCTTTAGATGTAACGTATACTCTTGGCATGTAAATAAACTCGATGCCATGCATTTTTATGTGTTCATTTACAAGATCTTGAACAAGGTTCTGCTCACCCTTACTACCTTGTAAGAAGAACGGATTGAGTGCCATTATACACCTTTCAGTGGATTACTTTTACCGAAACGAATTTGTCTTAATTGTTTTTTGAGAGGGTTGGTTTCAGTGTCATCAATAATTTTTAGACCTTTTATCATGTCTCCCACGCCAATTGGTTCGCCAACACTCTTGACAAACCCTCCCTCTTTCATAAATTGCTTAAATGTTTTCATTACCCTATCATGTCCATTACTGGTAGTTCGTAAGTAGAACTCATTTTTTCTTCAAGTGATGTAATCTCTGCTACACCATCGTCATAAATTTGCCTACCATTGAGTTCAACACCGCCAGGCAATTTTACACCCTGATATTTAATCAAGTTCATACCCCACTGCCTTTTGAGCAAAGCAGTAAAGTACCTTTTTAAGAATGGGTCATTATAAACCTTGGTATACTCATTAGGATCAAGTGTTCTGTAACATTCAATTATTAAATAATCATCTTCTTTCATACTAGAATAATCACTATCAATATACAATCTATTTTGTCTTCTGTTAAATCTTATTTGTTTGTCAGGATGTAATATAAAATCAATATCTTCTAGATATCTTTTTGTTTGTGTGTAACTCAACAATTCCATTGAACTAAAATAATATATTTCATTCAAAAATAATTGATAAGTTATATTGAACATGTTAGATGCTATTGCACGACTATCTACCTTCCATACTTTCTCAACACCAATAACAGCGTCTGGAATTTGGATAAAGTTTTGAGTCTCTTCAAAAGAAAATGTGGTAGCACCTATACCAGTAATTGTCGCACTAGCAGTTGTGGTTGTTATTCCTAAGGATGATGCTGCACCATCAGTCCCACTTGCTTGCACTGTGTTAGTAAAATTTTCCGTTATTTTATGTTTCAAATACATTTTTTCCACACCATCCATGTGACGGTTGTGAAACATCTGAATAGCATCATCTATTAGATCATCATATTGCTCATCAGCAACATTTATCTCCAACACGGGAGCACCTAGTTGCCTCTTACCGTATTCTATGAGTCCTTGTCTAGTGTTTGGTTGTGCCATATGACTATTTATCTTGTGATAACAACATCAAGTTCATCACCAGCGTCTAGTCCTGTGGCAGGGTTGATGATTGTAACTTGTGGACTTCCCTTTGTATAATCTTGTGTCAGTTCAAGTCTTACACCATTTAGATAAACCTCCACATTTTCAGGTGTTGTGTCATTGTCAGTGGGTGTAAACAAAGTTTGACCTGCGGTAGCAGTAAACACATCCTCACCTGCAGGACCAACAAGACTTATCTCGTCACCAAGAGTTGCACCTTCAACTAAAGTGACAGGTGATCCAGCAGTATAATCAGTTCCATTTCTCAATAAAACACCATTCAAATAAACATGAATTTTTTCTTTGATTGCACCTGGCGTTGCTGAGGTAGTTTGAAACTCAGTTTGATTTTGTGTTGCAGTAAAATACTCCTCGGTAATAGTGTGTCCAAAACCAACTTGTATAGTTACTCTGTCACCTGCATTAGCAGCAGACTGTGCATTGAAATTAATTGTTTGTGGTGCAGATAATTGGAAATCGTTAGATGATGCAGCTCCGACTCTCTGTCTTACACCATTAACAAAAACTGACACTGGAAATGGTTTTGCCTGTGCCCCATCGTCAAAAACATTTGGTGCTGTGAATGCAGTTTGACCAGCAGTTGCAGTTGAACTACTCTCAGATATACTTGTAGCAGCACCAGCACCACCACCAGACACTGTTTGAAAACTAAGTGTCCCCGCACCATCCGTGGTCAAAACTTGATCTGCAGACCCGTCGGACACAGGGAAACTAAGACCAGCAAGAACTAATTGATTGGTGCTAGGGTTGTATGTGAGTCCTGTATCAACCTTGATTGATTCATTACCAGATGAGGTATCAACAAAGGTAAGGAAGTGTGTTGAGTTATCAGATACAGCAGTAACACCTACTAATGATGCAGCACCAGCAGTAAGACTTCCACTGTTTACCCATCTTGTGTCTGTTCCATCGGACGAAAGAACTTGACCTGATGTGCCAAACGCATCATCACCGTCAAAAAGTTTACCACCTACGTAAAGATCACCTGTGACAGTGGCGATGCCAGCAACACTTAGATTTCTATCAACAACAATATCTGTTCTTGCTGTAACAATACCAATTGAATCAATATTTGTTACATCCTCATAGGTTAATACACCTCCAACAGTAAGGTTGCCAGTGAATGTAGCAGCAACTCCTGTTATATTTCTAACAGTGATATCAGGGGTTCCAGTTAATCCTTGCGAGTTGGTTGCGAGTGTAGCAGTATCAGCGTTACCAGTTACGTTACCAGTTACGTTACCTGTTACATTACCAGTAAGAGTGCCACTATCAAGTCCTGCGGAAACAATTCTTGCATCAGCACGAGCATTGGTGTAATAAAGATTTGTACCCTCTGATAAATCACTAGTGGACTTAGCAGAAAAACCTGCGTCAACTCTAGCATCAGCACGAGCATTTGTGTAGTAAAGATTTGATCCCTCTGAAAGGTCACCAGTATTGTGATTGCTTATATCAGAAACTGTACCTGTGATATTACCTATCACTCCTCCTGAGGCAGTAATAGCACCTGTAACTGTGGTTAAACCAGATATACTTACGTTGTCTAAATTGGTATGTCCATCTACGTCTAGAACACCATTAACGGTGGTGTTGGTAAATGTTGCAGCAGCAGGTGTAGATCCACCTATGACAGAATTGTCAATTGTACCACCGTTTATATCCGCAGAGGTAGCAACTAAAGACCCAATTGTACCTAAACTTGTTAGAGACGAATTGACAATACCAGATCCAAGAGTGTTAGCATCGAGAACTGTGGTATTGTTTATCTTATAAGATTTACCTGACGCTATATTAATATTTTCAGAAGAACCAAAATTATCTCCTGTTGCCTCAAATTGCCAAGATTTATCTCCATCTCCAGAGTCAATGGTGATTCCAGCACCATCAGCAGCTGCGTCATTTATAGCACCCGTAGCAACTTGTATGTTTTTATCGTCAATATTGACAGTTGTTGAATTAATGGTGGTAGTCGTGCCATCAACTTGTAAATCACCCGCAACAACAACAGTGCCAGTATTGTCACCTACAGCAGCAGGATCAAGAGTTATGGTTGCTGGTCCTGATATTGTATTGTTTGTTACTCTTATTGCTGATCCCTCTGCACCAGTGAAGAAGGATGTTGCAGTTATAATTCCTGTCGATAGTATGGTGTCGGCAGTTATTTCACCAGATATATTACCAGTAACATTACCTGTAAGATTACCTATAACATTACCTGTTACACCACCAGTAAAAGTGGCAGCAACGCCAGTTATGTTTCTTACGTTTATGTCAGGAGTTCCAGATAACCCCTGAGCATTTGTTGCTATTGTTGCAGAGTCAGCGTTACCTGTAAGATCACCAATAAATCCACCACTACCAGTTACTGCTCCACTAAAAGTTGTTATACCTGCTACACTTACATTATCTAAATTTGCATGTCCGTCAACATCAAAATATCCAGATAAATCTAAGTTTCCATTTAAGTCTGTATTACCGTCTACTTGTAAACTTTGTGATAGTACATTTTCAGTAGATAGACCAACTTCTCTTACTGTTGTACCGACTCCAACACCTGCTTGACCTGCTGCAATGAATACTTTACCGTCTGCGGTATTGATTGCAAATTCACCTAAATCGAGTGTGGTGGGATAATGTGGAACTTTGCCAACGACACTAGATCGTTTAATTTTTATTTTTGGATTTGCCATATGGTATGTACCTAAACAAACTGTATCTACAGTCCAAGATATTTATGTTATAATTAGATTATAAGGTGCTGATTATGATGAACAAAACTCTCGCTGTGTTAACGGGACCGCAAGGTTCGGGCAACCACCTCTGGTCTAAAATATTCTCATTACACGATGACGTTTTTGGTTGGAAGAGTCTTCTTGATAATTATTGGGAAGCTCACCGTTTTT